CCTGAGTATGGGCGGGTATCCGATTACAACGTGGCTGGCCAAGGAGCCTATGCCCGCCAAGAACAAAAAGACAGAGAAGCTCGCCGAGCAGACCCGAACTACGTTTCGGTTGCTATAAACGGGCCAGTGGTTTCTAAAGTGCCTCAGTCGGAGATTGATGCCGGCAAAGCTGCGGCCCAGCAAGCGGTCAAAGAAGGAAAGCTGTCGCAAGAAGATTACGATTTTTTGGTTTGGCGGACAAACGAGACCAGCTCAGTATCGCAACGGAAAATCAGTGAAGATTATGCTACGCAAGGCAGAAACCCATACGATCCCGAAAATTGGAAAATGGCAAAAGAAGCCAATCAATCTGTCAAAAACAGAAATGATTTGTATGCGCAAAACGGAATGCCTCCGCAAAAAGCTGATTGGCAAATCCCGGGTTATGAAGCAAGACAAACCCAGCGAGATAAAGACAGGGCAGCAAGGGACGCCACAATTGCGGCCGGGCAAAACCCGAACGTCGTAGCTGGCCCGGGGAAGCCCCCAACTGGCAGCAACGTGACTCCACCGCCACCGACGATTACGCCGCCCCCACCGCCACCAACCGGCGGCCTCATTAACGGCAATAGAACGCCTCCCTCCAGCGGACCTGTTCCTTCCACCGGTCCTGTTACCGGCGGCCCAACTACGCCTATAACGGGCACACCCCCGCCCAGTACCGGTAACTCAACTACGCCTACGGCCGATGTCCCGGTTTATGGTCCAGACGGCACAATGTATCCCTCGGCCATGGCGGCTCGGGCTGCTGGCGTGTACAACTTCACGACCACCAAACCGACCAATCCAGCAGCGACAGGGACAAACACCCCACCGCCGCCGCCCGGCACGACGAACGTCGTTACGCCGCCCCCGACTACTGGGCTAATTAACTCCAACAGCCAGCTTTACACCCGGCCAACTACATTTCAATTCCCCGGAAATTAAAGTGTTGCATAAACGCATCAGCTTGTTATACAATCTTTTTGGGCGAGGTGCGTCCAAAATTTACCAAAGCTGGCCATGTGTCAGCTTTTTTAATTTATGACCGATTACTCCTCAGACACTTGGCATCGCCTACGCAAATGGGCAGAAGCCGAGCTGGCTAAAGCCCGAAATAAGAACGATGCTGTATCGCTCTCCGAAACTGATACAGCGTCGTTGCGCGGCGAGATCCGCGTATTGAAAAGATTTCTCGACTTGCCCAATGCGGCAACTCGGGGTGTGGTGGTTACGCCGGATGAATAATCCCGCGTGACTTGTGTAAGTGGCTGTCGCAAGACGGCCTTTTTTATTGGAGAGCATTTTGGAAAACGAACTATCACAGGAACAAGCGCAAAACCTTTGGGATCAAGAAGCCGCAAAGCTGGACGCCGGTGACAACTCACCCGCTGATCAGAATTTGGCAGCTGTGCCGGATGACGCCACAGACTTTGGAACCGAACAATTCGCAGCAGAGCCTGAGAAAGAACCAGATCCATACGCTGGCATGTCAGATGCGGTGCGAGCCAAACTGGCTCAGATCGATCAATTGGCAGAAGCAAATGCTCATCTGCTGCACCACGTAAAGACTACTGAGGGTCGCGTGGCGGCAATGCAACGAGAAGCCCAGCAGGCACGGGCGGCGCAACAATTAGTTGCCCCGCAAGACGCGCCAACGCAAGGGTCTATCGCTACAGCCGCCAAGAACCCCGAGAAGTGGGAGCAGCTCAAGCAAGATTTCCCTGAGTGGGCATCTGCGATGGAAGAGTATGTTGGCTCCAAAATGGGCAACGCTGGTACAGGACAGGGACTGACATCCGAACAGGTGACAGGCTATGTCCAGCAACAAGTAGCGGAAACCCGTGCGGAGATGAGCAAACTCATTGAAGAAGCGCGCATTGAAGGCAAGCACGACAACTGGCGGCAAACGATCAATACGACCGAATTTGCTCAATGGTATGCAGTGCAAAACCCCGATACACGCGCATTGGCAGATAGCCCGCTAGGCCGAGACGCTATTCGCATGTTGGACATGTACCAAGAGGCGAAGAAAGTTTCAGCTGTGGGCATCAGGCAAGAGCGGAATTCACGGCTCGCAGCCGCCGCGACTACTCGAACTGGCCAGTCACCGCCACCCAGAACTCTGGGCGACTTGACTCCAGAAGAGCTTTGGAACCATGAAGCCGCGCAGCGCGAAAAAACAAGAGCGCAACGCGGTTACTAATCAACTTAAATGAAAAGGAAAATAGACCATGTCTATCCAAAATTACGGCACCGTAGCATCGCGAAATTTGATTCGTGCTGCCCAAGGTATGTTGGAACACGCCCAACCAATCACCGTTCTAGGTGATTTCGGTACTCAACGTGAGATGCCACAGAATTCGACAGACACCTTGGTGTTCCGTCGTACTCTGCCTTTTGGCGCCTCGACCGTTGGTACTACCGTTGAGAACTCGACACGTTACGTCGGTACTCCTGACATCACCGCTTCCAACTTCGTGTTGGCCGAAGGTGTGACACCCAACTCAAACACCATCAGCTTCCAAGACGTTACTGTCCAGTTGCAACAATACGGTGTTTTGTTCAAGTACAGCTCGAAAGTCGAGCAACTGTACGAAGATGACATCCCCGGCGAAATGGTCAAGCTGACTGGCGAGACCTTGGCTGAAGTGATGGAGATGGTTCGTTACGGTGTGTTGAAGGCCGGCTCTACTGTGATCTACGCAAACGGCTCTAGCCGCTCTGCTGTGAACACTGCGATCAGCTTGAACGCCATTCGTAAATCGGCTCGTACACTTGAGTCAAACCGTAGCCGTCGCGTGACCAGCCGTCTGGCTCCCGGCGTGAACTTCGGTACACGCGCTGTCCAGCCTGCTTATGTTGTGTTTGTCCACACTGACGCTGTCAGCGACGTTCGTAACTTGCCCGGCTTCACCCGCGTGGAAGAGTACGGTTCATACAAGCCAATCCATGACCGCGAAATCGGTGCTTGCGAAGACTTCCGTTTCATCAGCTCACCCCTGTTGAAATCTTTCGCTGCTGCTGGTTCTGCAACTTTGAACGGCATGTTGTCTGTTGGCGCTGCTAACGTGGACGTGTACCCCTTCATCATCATCGGTGAAGACGCTTGGGGCCAAGTTGCTCTCAAGGGTATGTCTGCCATCAAGCCTGTGGTGTTGAAAGCATCGCAGACTAACCACGCTAACCCACTGGGCCAATTTGGCTACGTGGGCGCTTCGACATGGTTTGCCACTGTGCGTTTGAACGACGACTTTATGGCCCGTATCGAAGCTGGTGTGACCGCTCTGTAATGACTAGGGGCTGAGGCAACTCGGCCCCGTCTAACTAAAGGAAATCACAATGAGCAATCCAGCTTTTTATAGCCTTGTAAATGATGGCCGATTAACCGGAAACGTCATTGGAGCAGTGCTTGCCACTGGCCCGGTAGCGGTGACCGGTGCTACGCTAACAGTTACATCAGAGGTGCATGCAGGCCGTACCATTGTAATCAGTGCTGCGGCGGGGTGTGCGGTAACGCTGCCTGCTGCTACCGGCACTGGCTCTGTGTATCGTTTTGTGATCGGCACAACCATTACATCAAATAGCACTACCATTAAGGTAAACAATGCTACTGACGTGATGGCGGGCCGGGCGTATGTGGTCAGTGACAACTCGGCAGCGGTCTTGGGTTATGCCACGACTTCTACAAGCGACACCATCACGCTTAACGGCACAACATTGGGCGGCCTCGTCGGCGATCACATTGAGATCATTGACGCGATTGCGGGCACTTATGCTGTGCGCGTCTTCACCGCTGCGACTGGCACGGAAGCAACTCCGTTCTCGGCAACTGTTTCTTAATTTTTGTAAAGGAATTTCACCATGTCATACAACATTGAACAAGCCAATAGTGGCTATATGGCCCTGACTGCGGGTGGCCTTACCTATGGCTCCACCTCCAACCTGAAGCTCAAGACTGCAAACACCGTTACCTATGTAAACAACGGTATTCTGAAGTCTTACACCACAGCCGAAGTCGCCTTCAGCTCTGGCCACACCTCGTTGGCCGCAAATCAAAGCTGCTTGTTTGCGCTTTGGCTCACCGCTGGTGGAACAGCGTCGACCACTCAAGGTCCTATCGTTGCTGCGGGCGATCCTTGCCCAGTGCCTGCACAAGCAACGGCTGGTACAACCTTGATCGGACTTTTGAAAATTAGTTCTACGGTCGCGTTTGTGCCTAACACCACGGCTCTTACCGGCGTCACCGGCGTGACTTACACGTTCTATGACGTCGCTTTGATGCCCGGCACTGCCCAGTAAGTTGCCATCCTCTTCTGAGGATTTTGCAGGCCGCCTTTGGGCGGTCTGCTTTTTGGCAAACAGTTTTTTAACCCTGATGGAGAGTAGAGATGGCAAAAGATAATAAAGGCGTCGTGATTGTGGATGACACACCAGTCATCGAGACAGTCGCAGAATCCCGTGATTTTTCCCAGTTGGCAGCAGACGAATCGTTTATGAACGAGGTTGTCACTGTGATGGTCCATTCAACGACTGACGAAAACCAAGCACCTCACGTTATCGTGAATTGCAACGGTACAAACCAGCCAATCATTCGCGGTGTGCCCACACCCGTGCGTCGCAAGTACGTTGAAATCTTGGCCCGCATGAAAGAAACCAAGTACAGCCAAATTACGCGCAACCCTGCGGCACCTGACCAAATCGACATGATCGCACGTCACGGTCTGTCATATCCGTTTGATCTGATCAATGACGAAAACCCACGCGGCCGCGCTTGGCTGCAAAACGTCTTGGCAGAACCAGCGTAATCTGGGAGCTCATCAGTGAACTTTCTCCAACTTGTAAACCGAGCCCGCGTTGAATGCGGTGTGTCAGGGGCGGGAACGCCTTTGACCACTACAGACAATTTAACGGGCGAATCCGCGCGCATGTCCAATTGGGTAAACAGCGCGTGGGTCGATATTCAAACGGTGAAAGAAGACTGGCAGTGGATGCGTTATCCAGTGGAGTTCAACACGGTTACGCAACAACAGATCTACACGCCGACTGAAGCCGGCGTGGGCACGACCTTTGGCAACTGGAAGCGTGACAGCTTCCGGGCGTCGAGCGTTGGCCAATCGTACAAAGACGAGCAGTTGCTGAACTACATGGACTACACCACATTCCGCAACTTGTACCAGTACGGCAACATGCGCAGTACCTACGCCCGTCCAGTCGTGGTCACGGTTGCGCCAAACAAAGACTTGGGTTTTGGTTCGATCCCCGATCAGCCTTACGTCATCGTGGGTGAGTACTATAAAAAAGCAATTGATTTTGCGACGTCCACCGACGAGCCTTTGCTTCCGTCTCGTTTTCAACTGATCATTGTTTACCGGGCCATGATGTTCTACGGGGGCTATGAATCTGCTTCTGAAGTCTATCAACGCGGTGAATCCGAATACAAGCGATTGATGAATCTGCTAGACATCGATCAGCTGCCAACCGTCGTAAGCGGGCCACCTTTGGCTTGAAAGGGTTTTGATGCCACTCAAGACCTCACCCGTATCCTATGACCTGATCCGTCTCAACGGCGGTCTTGATCAGGTAACCCCCACGCTTTCCCTGCCGTCTGGCGTTGCACGCCGGGCTGCAAACTTTGAATGCTCCATCACCGGCGGCTATACGCGCATCGCCGGGTACGAGCGTTTTGATGGGCACGCCAGCCCATCGGATGCTATCTATAACCTTTTCACTTGCGCGCTGACCGGCACAGTGGCCGTTGGCGACACCATCGTTGGACTGGCTTCTGCGGCCACGGGCGAGGTCATTGCGCGCACCGGCAATGACGTTGTCATTACCCGGCAGACTGGGTTGTTTGTAGCCACTGAAGGCATCAAGGTTGGCAGCACAACGGTTGGGACCATTACCACCATTCAAGGCGTTTCAGCTGACGGTTTGCTGAATGTCACTTACAGAAATCTGGCGGCGGACAATTACCGCGCCAGCATCAGTGCCGTGCCCGGGTCCGGGTCCGTTTTGGGCGTGGCCTATTACAACGGAGTTGGGTACGCTTGGCGTAACAACGTTGGCGCCACAGCTGCGGTTATGTACAAGTCAAGTGCTTCCGGCTGGACTGCGGTTACGCTTGGCAAGACTCTTTACTTCAACACCGGCACGCTGGAGATTATTGACGGCGTAACCCTCACTGGCCAAACCAGCGGGGCAACAGGGGTTGTGGCCAGAACGTCTTTGCAAGACGGCACTTGGGCATCTGGTAATGCTTCGGGACTGCTTGTTTTATCAAGCACCACCGGCATCTTTACCGTTGGCGAAAATCTCCGCATAGGCGCCACAACTTATGCGCATGCCACTTCTGTGGCCACGCAGATAACCTTGGCGCCGGGCGGCCGGTATGAAACCGTGGTGGCCAACTTTGGCGGCGGCACAGCCAACTACAAACTGTATGGTTGCAGTGGCACAAACCGGGCCTTTGAATTTGATGGCACGACTTACGTGCCGATTGACACCGGCATGACCGTAGACATGCCAAACCATATTGCCTTTCACAAACAGTTTTTGTTTTTAAGTTTTGGCGCGTCTTTGCAATTCAGCGCTTTGGGCACCCCATACAATTGGACTCCGTTGCTGGGGGCTGGCGAGATTGCCATGAATGGCCCGATCACCAATTTGCTGATCTTGCCGGGTAACCAAGCCAGTGGAGCGCTGGGCGTATATACACGCCAAGACACTTCGATCTTGTACGGTACAAGCGCCGCCACTTTCCAGCTTTCTACTTTCAACAGCGGGACTGGCGCCTACGCCTACACCGCACAGAACTTAGACCAAGCCTACGTGCTGGATGACCGAGGCGTGATCAGCATGAACACGTCTTTGAACTTTGGCAACTTCGTGCCGGCATCCTTGACCATGAACATCCGGCCTTTCATTCAAGCCCACCGAGACCTGTCTGTTGGCAGCTCGGTCAACCGGGATAAAGGCCAATACCGCATTTTCTTTTCGGATGGATCTGCCTTATACCTGACCATCACGAATGGCCAAGTCTTAGGCAGCATGCCGATTCAATTTGCGCACACAATCAATTGCAGCATTGACAGCGAATCGCCTGAAGGCGGAACGGTTCAATTCTTTGGCTCGTCCAACGGTTACGTATACCAGATGGATCTTGGGACCAGCTTTGACGGAGAACCAATCCCAGCCAACATCAACTTGGTCTACAACTCGATCAACTCCCCGCGCATTTTAAAACGCTTCCGTAAAGCCAGCGTAGAGATGACCGGCGACTCGTATGCTGAAATTCAATTTGGCTACGACTTGGGTTACCGCACTGTGCAGCTTAGCCAAGCGCTTGATGCCAGCTATTCCAATGACTTGAGGTCCAGCTATTGGGACGACATGATTTGGGATAACTTTGTTTGGGATGGATCTGACGTTGCGCCTTCAGAACTTGAAGTAACCGGAACTGCCGAAAACATGGCTATCCGCATTTCTTCAACTTCTGATCTTCTTGCGCCATTCACTGTGAACAACATTATTGTTCACTACACACCACGCCGAGGACTTCGATGAGCAACAGCTATTACACCCACGCCACCTACCCAACACCCAATTCGCCGGGCTCGTCGGCGCAGCTGCGCGCCGAGCTTGAATTGGTTACGGCTGGTTTTGATCTTTTGCCAACTTTGTCTGGCAACGCTTACAAAGTAGCGGCTGTTAATTCGGCCGGCACGGCTTTGCAAGCCACGGCCTCATTACAAGCCTTGATCATTACGGCCAGCACATTGAACAGCACGCCAATTGGCGGGACTACTGCTGCGGCTGGTACGTTCACCAACTTGACTGCTTCGGGGACCGTCAACCTTGGCTCAACCGTGGCCATCACTGGCGGCTCGATCAACAACACGATCATTGGCAACACGACCCCCAACGCGGGCTACTTTACAACCTTGGCCGCGTCCAGCGGTTTCACTGGTAACTTGAGCGGCAACGTCTCCGGTAACGTGACCGGCAACGTGACGGGTAATTTGACCGGCAACGTAACCGGTAACGTGACTGCCACGTCAGGCACTTCCCAGTTCAACAACGTCACTATCAACGGCAATCTTGATATGGACGCGTCATCTTCTGCGACCATTACAAACTTGCCTGCGCCAACCAATTCGGGCGATGCGGCAAACAAAGGTTACGTTGATACGCAAGATGCGCTAAGACTGGCGTTGACCGGCGGCACAATGTCCGGTGCAATTGCCATGGGCACCAGCAAGATTACTGGCCTTGGTGACCCAACAAACGCGCAAGACGCAGCGTCAAAAAACTATGTCGACAACACCGCCCAAGGGTTGGATGCCAAAGCATCTTGCGTTGTGGCAACCACGGCCAACATTACTCTGTCCGGCACCCAGACCATTGACGGCATTGCGCTGTCGGCAGGCGACCGGGTTCTGGTCAAGGACCAAACAACAACTGCCAACAACGGTATTTACGTTGTGGCCGCCAGCACTTGGTCCAGATCTACAGATGCGGACACTTGGACCGAACTGGTCTCGGCATTTACCTTTGTTGAAAAAGGAACTGCCAACGCCGATAGCGGTTGGGTCTGTACGGTTGACGCAGGCGGGACACTGGGAACCACTTCAGTAACTTGGGTTCAATTCTCAGGCGCTGGCCAGATTACGGCCGGCGCGGGTTTGACTAAAACCGGCAACACGTTGGATGTCGGCACAGCTTCCAGCAGCCGAATTGTTGTCAACGCAGACAATATCGATTTGGCCGCAAGCGGGGTTACCGCAAGCACGTATACGTCAGTGACGGTTGATACATACGGCCGAGTCACTGCTGGTACAAACCCTACCACGTTGTCGGGCTACGGGATTACAGACGCTTACACCAAGACTCAGGTTGACACTACAGTGTCCGGGTTGTTGGCCAAGACCGGCGGCACGATGTCCGGTGCTATCGCGATGGGCGCCAACAAGATCACCGGCCTTGCGGATCCAACAGCAAACCAAGACGCTGTCACTCTGCTTTACCTGACCACTTTGTTTGGCAGCACATCATCGGCAGCGGCTTCGGCTTCTGCTGCGGCGACCAGCGCCAGCAACGCGTCCACCAGTGCGTCAAACGCGTCAAGCAGCGCCTCGGCCGCGTCCGGTAGTGCAACCAGTGCCTTGGGTTATTTAAATACGTTCAAGGGCCAATACTACGGCGCCCTGTCTTCGGACCCAACACTGGATCCGTTGGGCGCCGCCATGAACGCGGGTGACTTGTACTGGAACACAACGGCCAGCCAGATGCGCGTGTATGACGGCGCCGCGTGGATTGCGGCGTATCTGCCATCTTCGGGCTACATGGATTTGACGACAGCCCAAACAGCGGCCGGCGTAAAGACTTTCAGCAGCAACCCGATTTTGTCCGGCGGCACGGCCAACACGGTACCCTATTTGAACGGATCCAAAGCAATTGTGACCGGCTCGGCGTTGACCTTTGACGGAACGACTTTTGGGATCAGTGCAACCGGCTCAGTTATTTTGCCGGTTGGAACGACGGGACAAAGGCCAACCGGTGCAACCGGCATGTTGCGTTTCAACAGCACGACGACACAGTTTGAAGGCAACAACGGAACGACGTGGACTTCAGTTGGCGGGGCGACTCTCAGCAATGACACCGCCACCGCCACCGCGCTGTACCCATTGTTTGCGTCTGCGACAAGCGGCTCGGCTTCTACCATTTACACCAGCGATTCAAACTATCTGTACACGCCTTCACTTGGTGAGCTGAAAACCAAGTCCTTGGTGGCCTCAAACGGCATCATCTTGAACGGCGGAACAATGGCAAGTTCGTATACGATTGCCGCCGGGAACAACGGGTTCTCTGTTGGGCCAATTACAATCAATTCGGGGGTGACGCTTACAGTCACTTCTGGCCAACGTCACGTCATCATTTAAGGGGCTGTAATGAGTTCAATCAGTACAGGAACAACCAGCACCACGGGTTACGTGGTTACATCAGATACCACGGGCGCGCTGGTATTGCAGACAGGTGCGTCAGCTACAACAGCGGTAACCATTGATACAAGCCAGAACGTAACCTTTGCCGCTGGTGTCAGTACTACAGGCAATCAAACAGTTACTGGCAATCTGACCACAACTGGTTATGTAAGCGCCCCCAACACTTTTGGATTTAAAAACCGAATTATCAATGGCAACATGATGGTTGACCAGCGTA